GGATCTCCACAAGGAGATGATTCGAAACTTCGGTATCGATGTCGATTATTTGGTGCGTGATGAGGTATCAGTCGATACCATTTTTGGTGAGGATACTCGATCTAAGTTTTCCACATCAAGAAAAATCGAGATGTACATTGAAAATGCCGATGGGTTTGAAGGCAGTGATGTTATCCTTGGACAAATTGGCCTTGAGATTGATCAGACATCTGAGTTTATTGTCTCTGTTGACAGATTTAGAGAAGTCTTTGATGACTTGAACTTTGTTGAACCAAGAGAGGGTGATGTTCTTTACGTTCGTTATGGTGAGGATGATACACGGGACTCAGACTTGGGCAAAAGTGAAGCAGCACTCTGGGAGATTGTAAAGGTCAATCGTGACTATGGAAACTTCCAACTTGGCAGAATTCACTCAATGGCACTCACCTGCAAGAAGATGCGTTACTCTTATGAGCAACTCATGACAGGAACCACTGAGATCGATGAGATTCAAGATCAACTCACACTCACTCCAGATTTCGACATCAACATTTCTGGCACTCCCATCGCCTCCGCGTCGTACTCCACGTTCTTCGAAGGAGAAGAGATTCTCCAAGGATCCACTTACTCTGCAACCATCGTGAACTGGGATACAAACACCAATAAACTCACCGTCGCCGGCTCGTCTGGATCTATAAGCCTCAGCATTGGTGTTACTGGTGCATCGAGTGGTGTTCACGCTACCTTTGGCAGCACGGGCGCACCAAGTATTTCGAGTGTCGGTGTCACTGCCAATATCGTCGATATCGGTGGTTTCTCCGACAACGACACACTAGAAAGAGAAGCGGCATCTTTCTTGGACTTCACGGACTTGGATCCATTCTCGGAGGGTGATCTATAATGTTTGGAAATCCCTTCTACAACGAGAGTCTTCGAAAAACCGTAGTTGCATTCGGTTCTCTTTTCAATGAAATTTTCATTCAACGCAAAGAGGGTGGAGTAAACAAAGAGCAGATTCGTGTTCCCTTGACCTATACGGGCAAGGAAAAGTTTCGCATGATGCTTCGTCAGTTCGAGTCGATTGAAAAAGATGTTGGATCTGTTTTGCCTCGCATGGGGTTTGCGATGACCACACTCACTTACGATCCTACTCGTAAGAGAAACACAATGCAGAAAAGACTCGCTGCTGGGACTACGACAACAAATCTAAAATATGACTATGCTGAGGTTCCATATAATGTTGAATTCGAACTCAACATCGGAGTTCGTAACATGGACGATGGTCTTCAGATCATCGAGCAAATTGTTCCTAACTTTACACCCGATTTTACTGTCTCTGTAAACTTCACCGAGATTCACAAGAAGATTGACGTTCCCATTGTTCTCACTGGTGTAGTGGATTCGATTGAAGCAGAGGGTGAATTAGATGAACCAAGAATTATCTTGTTTACCCTGACCTTTACGGCCAGCACAAATATTTACACCAAGCCTAGAGAGTCTGGTATCATCACAAAAGCAATCGCTGATGTATCAAATGGCGGGACTGACTTCTCGGCAGGATTCACTGGACAGTTTTTCCAGTCTGTTGTAGAAGCAACCAGTATCACAGGACAAACAGCAGGTAATTTTGGTATCACCAGTCATCATAGAGACTACTTGAATGAGCCGATAAGTGCTTACGAGGCTAGATCTGGTTTGTATATCTTCGAGTTGCCGGATTTGTTCAAAGAAATTGGTATGACTATGGGTTCGACCCCTAGTTTGTACTTTACTTCAAACGGAACAGCGAGCGGAACTCCAGTCACAGGTAAAGGCACTTTCCATTTATACACTGACTTTGATGCGACTGTTGTGGGGGCAGAGACTCTAGGAATCTCCGTTATATTCAATAATGGATATAGAGAGAATAGTGGTGTGGCAGTTACAGGGGGAACTGGTAGTGGTATGACTAGTTCAGGAAACAGTTTCCTCACCACCACATCAACAAATTCCTCTCAGCATATCCAGTTTGATTTTGATAATTCTGGCGCTACTTTTGAGGAGGGTGGAAACACTTTTGAGAATAAGTTCAACTTCGAGATTCACTTACATGAGGATGCTGTTGCTCCTTTGACACCGGGGCCGGGTAGTATAGCCGCTAGAAATATTCGAGTGTTGTTTGAAATGGACGAACCGTCAGGAGTCGTTATTGATACTAGCACACTAGGAAATGTTAGTAACGCTTGGTTATTGGGCACGGCGGGTAATAGTGCTTGGTATGCTTCAGGCAGCACCGCATTCGATGAGATACAAACTCATTCAAATTGATATTAGGAGTTTATGATGACAAAGAAAACATCGGCTGAAAAAATCTCAGACGCACTCAATGTCGATCCACCACAAAAAGAAATCGTGGAGGCTGAGGTAATTGAACCAACTGAGATTCAACATGTTCCTGATGATAAAAGACAACAGGATCTAGATAAGGACTATGATACAGTTCGGCGAAACCTCATCGATATTGTAAATGTCGGTGCTGGTGCAATCGAAGGTATTCTTGCAGTTGCCTCTGAAGGGGATAACCCAAGAGCATATGAAGTAGTCTCGCAAATGATCAAGAGTGTCACTGATGCAAACAAAGATCTAATCGATCTACACAAGCAAATGGGCGCCATTGAAGGTGAGTCTTCATCACAGAAGGCATCGAACATCACGAACAATTCTATTTTTGTTGGTTCGACAAAGCAGTTACAAGATTTGGTGAAGAATAATTTCAAGAGACTAGAGGATGACGGAACAAAACGATAAATCATCTTACCTTGGTAATGAGAATCTCAAGTCATCAGGCGTAAATCAAGAGTTCACACAGGAGCAGGTCGAGGAATACATCAAGTGTTCTCAAGATCCGATCTACTTCATCAAGAACTACATTCAGATCGTCAATGTTGACGAAGGCCTCGTTCCCTTCAATCTATACGACTATCAGGCAAATATGATCGATAAGATTCATGAGAATCGATTTGTGATCGCAAAAATGCCTCGTCAGTCTGGTAAGTCCACCACGGTGGTTGCTTATCTACTACACTTCATTCTGTTCAATCCAAATGTGAATGTTGCGATTCTGGCCAATAAACTAGCAACGGCAAGAGAGTTGCTCGGTAGACTCAAACTAGCGTACGAGTATCTACCAAAGTGGTTGCAACAGGGTATCGTTGAATGGAACAAGGGTAACATCGTTCTTGAGAATGGATCGAAGGTTCTCGCTTCTGCAACTTCATCTAGTGCAGTTCGTGGTGGATCGTTCAACATGATCTTCCTTGACGAATTTGCATATGTGCCTCAGAATGTGGCAGACGAGTTCTTCAGTTCAGTCTATCCAACCATCTCATCTGGTAAAGAAACGAAAGTTCTGATCATCTCGACTCCAAAAGGACTCAATCAATATTACAAGATGTGGGTTGATGCCGAGGAGAATCGAAACTCTTACGTTCCGATTGAGGTGCATTGGTCTGAGGTTCCTGGCAGAGACGAGCGATGGAAAAAGGAGACGATTCGAAACACTAGTGAAGAGCAATTCAAAGTTGAATTTGAGTGTGACTTCATTGGGTCTGCAAACACTCTGATTTCATCAAGCAAACTGAAATCACTTGCTTTCAGGACTCCCCTACACAAATATGAAAATGGGTTATGTGTTTATGACGAACCAGAGAGGGGTCATAATTACGCAATGACAGTTGATGTGTCTCGCGGTGTAGGCAAAGACTATTCTGCCTTAGTTGTTTTTGACATCACAGAGGTTCCCTACAAGATTGTTGCCGTTTATCGAAACAATGAGATCTCTCCAATGGTGTATCCAAATCTAATCGCAGAGATAGGATCAAGATATAATAAATGTCCTGTTCTTGTGGAAATCAATGATATCGGTGGTCAGGTCGCAGACCTTTTGTGGACTGAACTTGAATATGACACTCTCGTACAGGCGTCCGTACGCGGGCGAAAGGGACAGACTCTTGATGGTGGTTTCGGTGCCGGTGGTCAATCCCAACTTGGTATTCGCACGACCTCAGCGGTCAAAAAATTAGGTTGTTCTATTCTCAAGACGATGATCGAGGATGATAAACTACTTTTTCAAGACTACGATATCATCAATGAACTAACAGCATTTGTTTCTAAACGAATGACCTATGAGGCAGAAGTTGGACACCACGATGACTTGGTGATGTGTATGGTCATTTTTGCATGGTGGACATCACAGAATTATTTTAGAGATATGACTGATGTTGATGTCCGAAAAGCATTGTTTGAAGAAAAACAACAACAAATAGATGAGGAACTCACACCATTTGGATTTATTGATGATGGAGTCGCTGATGATCGTTGGAATGATGATGGTGTTTGGTTGTCTTGAAAGTCGTACAATCATAGATAAGAGGAA